GAAAGGTTTTTAAATTACCTTTATAGATGTGGTAATGTGATTGTCAAAAGAAAGACAGCTAAACTTAATGCGGCACGGGAGCGTGAATTACGAAAATCCGTAGCGGCAGATTTAGAGATTGTAGATCTCAAGGTTAAAAAGCGTGAAGTTCCGTGGTCATATGACTTTCTAAATCCTTTAGCTGTGGATGTTAAAGATTATGGCACACAGGTAGTAGGTAAGCCTGAATATGTGTTAAACCTGTCTAAGTATACTTATGAATCATTGGTTAAAAGCTCGAACCTTAGTAAGGTCATCTTTAAAACACTTCCGAATGATTTGCAGCGCAGGCTTGATAATGGTGATCGCACTATCCCTCTGGACCCAGAAGAAGTTGGGTTTTATCATTACAAAAAGGATGATTGGCTATTATGGGCTAACCCCATGATTTATGCGATTCTTGACGATATTATTATGCTTGAGAAGATGAAGCTTGCCGATCTTGCTGCGCTCGATGGTGCAATCTCTAACGTTCGATTATGGACGGTTGGCGATCTAGATCATAAGATTATTCCCACTAAAGCCGCTATTAATAAGCTTAGAGATATTCTAGCTAGTAATGTTGGTGGTGGTACAATGGACTTGGTGTGGGGGCCTGAGTTAAAGTTTACAGAAAGCCAATCTCAGGTATATAGATTTTTGGGGGCCGAAAAATATCAACCAGTTCTTACTAGTATTTATGCTGGTCTTGGTATTCCTCCCACCCTCACTGGAGCTAATACCAGTGGGGGGTATACTAATAATTTTGTATCGCTTAAAACGCTGATTGAGCGATTAGAGTATGGGCGAGAGATTCTGACTAATTTCTGGCGTCATGAGATTAAGATTGTGCAAAAGGCTATGGGTTTTAGATTTCCAGCCGAGATTCACTTTGATTCAATTGTACTATCTGATGAAGCGGCTCAAAAGCAGTTACTGATTAATTTGGCAGATAGGGACATTATTTCACAGGAGACACTTTTGGAAAGATTTAGAGAATTACCCGGAATTGAGCGTATTCGTGTTCGACGAGAAGAGCGCGAACGTACTAATGATACTAGCGCACCTAAAAAGGCGGGACCGTATCATAATCCTCAACATAAAGAGGACATGGCAAAAATTGGTATTACTAAAGATGTTTTGGATACCGAGGAGTACTTTGATAAACTGGGTCTGCCTTCAGCAGATATGAGTGCAGCTCCAGTGGAGCCAGCGCCCCCCTCACAGAGCAAGAAGCCAGAACAAGAAGCTGGACGACCTAAGCTGGCTCGTGATACACAGAAACGTAAACAAAAACGAGTGCTACCTAGAAGTGGAGATGCTACTAGCGCCACGCTATGGGCCATGGAGGCTCAGGCTAAGATTTCTGATATTATATCTCCTATTGCTTTATCTCACTTCAATAAAAAGGATGTGCGCAGTTTAAATAAAGCGCAGATTGACCAATTGGAACATTTGAAGCTTTGTGTCTTAACTGGTATGCACCCCTATATGGATATCACACCAGATGCTGTTAAACAGCTCTTAGATCAGCACACTAAGCCTGCTGAAGGTTTTAATTCTTTGACAGATAGTAAAATTGACTCCTTTACTGAAGCCAATAATCGTCAACCCAATACTTCTGAGTTACGATACATATACGCATCCGCTTTTGCTGAATTGTCTGAATTTGGGCAATAAATACCGTGGATTTAATTTTTTGTGTATTATGATTCGGAGGTATCAATATGAAAATATATAAACAAGAAATTGACGATGGTTTACAGGAAGCTTTAGCTAAGAACAATACTTTAGCTTGGTGTTCTGTGGCAGAAACGTATAAACCGTCTGCTACCTTTAAATCGTCCGCTCTTGATAAATTGATTGCCGAAAATCAAGATCAAATGGATCTTTATTATTTAAAGTCCATCTTGGTTAGCACAGGTTGGAATAAAAATGATGATGTGTTTGACCCGAAGGAGACGTGGGCTGCTAAGGATACACCAGAAGATAAGCCGTTCAACTTCATGCACAACGAAAAAGACATTATTGGTCATATTACTGGTAATGTTGCAGTTGACTTTGAGGGCGCGGAACTTGATTCTGCTGGTGAGTCTCCTAAGCAGTTTAACATCTTGACTACTTCTGTGATTTATACAGAATGGAGTGACTCGGAACAGCGAGACCGCATGAACAAAATTATTGCGGAAATTGAAGATGGGAAGTGGTTCGTTTCTATGGAGTGTCTATTTCCTAACTTTGATTATGCATTGTTAGATGGGAGTGGCCAGACTAGTGTCGTTCCTCGTAACGAGGCATCCGCATTTTTAACAAAACATTTAAGATCGTATGGTGGGAATGGAATTTATGATAACTACAGAGTTGGCAGACTTTTAAGAAACTTATCGTTCTCTGGTAAAGGCTTGGTTTCAAAACCTGCTAATCCTCGTAGTGTGATACTGGATGGCAATAAGACGTTTGATGAGTCTGAAGCAAAAACTATAACTATATCTTCGTTAAGGGAGAGTAAAATGTCCGATAGTGATAAACAGATTACAGATCTGCATGCAGAATTGGCGGAAGCCAAAGCTGTTAACAAAGAACTGCAAGAGCAGTTGACCGCTGGTCAGCAAGAAGAGCTTCAAGGCCAGATTGCTGAACTGGAAGCTTCGTTAGCCTCTAAGCAAGATGAAGTAGATAAGCTCACCGAGAGCGTTGCTTCTCTTAGTGGTGAAAAGGTCACCAGCGCTGAAAGCATGAAAGAATTGGAAGAAAAACTGTCAGCGTTGGCAGATGATCTTTCTTCTAAGGAAGAAGCTTTGGCTGCCATGCAGCAAAAAGAGATTGCAGCACAACGAAAACTGCAACTCGAAGAAATCGGTTTTGAAGGTAAAGAAGCTGTTGCTACATTGGAGCAGTTTTCTGAGCTTGACGACGCTACATTCCAGCAGATTATTGCTGTGATGAAAAAGCGTTATTCAAAACAAGACGAAAAAAAAGAAGAGCCGAAGGAAGCGCCTGCCGCTCAGGCTGAGCTTGACGAAGAAGTTGACACAGCCGAAGCGAGTGAGGAAGTCTTGGAAGATGCTCAAGAATCAGAAGAAGTTGCAATTGCAGAAGCCGTTGGCACAGATGATCCTCAAGATGATTTGCGTGCAGTGGCTAGTGAATGGCTTGGTTCTGTTCTTCAATCGGTTCCGACTAACGAATAATTTCAAAGTTTATGTTTTATAAAGGAGATGTATAATGGCTCTTAAAACTGACCGTAGTACGTTACAAACCGACATTTCATTCTTTATGAATGAAGCTGCCACTCGTGGTGGTGTTGTTGCCGTTAGCACTGGTGGTTCGGGCGCATCTATGGATAATGGTGCGGCTTTGGTTACGTATGCTGCTATCCCGTCCGGTAAGGTTCCCGTTGGACTGCTGATGAATGATATGGTTAGCATTGACTTAACACGTCAACACCTTAACCAGCATAAAGATGAAGTCCAAAAGGGTGGTAAGGTTACGCTTCTCCAAAAGGGATGGGTTGTAACTAATAGTCTGGAAGGTACAAGTCCTGCTGCTGGAAATGCTGCATTTTTGGCTCATAGCGGTAACTTGTCTGCGTCAGATCTTTCTAATGATGAAGGTGATGTTGATGGCTCAACTAGAGTTGTTGGTCGCTTCTTGTCAGGCGTGGATGAAGATGGTTATGCCAAAGTGTTTATTGACCTTCCCAACACCAACCTCTAAAAAACAATAACTAAAGGAGAAGTGAATATGAGTACTCAACAACGTCCATCACCCGAATTTATCGAATTACTTCGGCAGTCGGGTAGTTCTGATAAAGCGGTTGCTATTGCTGCTCAGCGTGAAATCGCTAAAGCTCTTGAGACCCCCCTCCGTAAGGGTGTCTTGTTTGGCGATATCGTGACATCTATCTACGGCGCTATGCCTCTCGAACCCGGTGCTACACCTGAATTTCCATTGGATCTTCTGGCACCCGGTACTGAGATGGAGCACATTGCCTATACGAATCCCGGTAATGGAAGAATTCCAGAACGGCACGTCGAAGGCGATTACGTTATGATTAACACTTACGGCATTACTAGCTCGATTGATTTCTTG